TAACTCGAAGGAGACAACACATGTCAGAGCAAGAACTTGATCAGCTAGACGAGTTCAAGGCATCTGGGGAAGATTCCGAAGTAATGGAACCTACCGCAGTTTCTGCCAAGAAGCGTAAGGCTGACAAAGCAACTGCCAAAGATGCCGCTGGTAAGGTATCCGACGGCGCAACAAAAACAGGCGGCGATCTTATTGACGATGTTGCCACTTCTAAAGCACCTGCAAGAAAAGCCGATAAATCTATGGGCGAAGCAGTTAGTGAAATCTTCGAAGGCGAAGATCTTTCAGAAGAGTTTAAAGAAAAAGCAACTGTTGTATTTGAAGCAGTTGTAAACGAAAAGGTACAAGGTGAAGTTGCTCGTCTTGAAGAGGAGTTCAACTCACAACTCGACGAACAGGTCGAATTAGCAACGGAAGACCTTACTAAAAAGGTTGATGCTTATCTTGAATACGTTACAGAACAGTGGATGAAAGAGAACGAATTAGCAATCGAGCGTGGTCTTCGTGCCGATATTGCTGAGTCTTTCATTTCTGGTCTTAAGGAACTTTTCTCAGAGCATCGTATTGATGTCCCTGACGAAGAAGTCGATCTCGTCGCCGAAATGGCAGAGAAGATCGAGGAGCTTGAAGGCAAACTCAATGAGCAAATCGATGCAAACATTGAGGTTTCCAAAGAGCTTGACGAAGCCAAAAAGTCGGATGTTTTTGAAGAGATCTCTGAAGGTCTCGCCGATACACAGACCGAAAAGCTACGTTCACTCACTGAAGGTCTAGAGTATGCGGACCTTGACGACTATCGCCGTAAGGTAGAAATCATCAAGGAAAACTATTTCGGCAAGACAGAGGTTGCTGAGGAAGTTGATGAGCTAGATCCAGTAAATGAGGAAGAAGAAGGTACTAAGTACGTTGATCCTCAAGTTGCTCGCTATGCTGCATCAATCAGCAAGACTTTTAGAAATATCAAATAATATAAATAAATAAAATTTCTTAGTTAAAGGAGAATCTTCTAAAATGCTAAATGAAGAATTAAACGCTAAGTGGCAGCCAATTCTGGAGCATCCAGAACTCGACGCCATTTCCGATCAACACAAGAAGGCAGTTACTGCCACCGTTCTAGAAAACACAGAGAAAGCTCTACGTGAAGGTAGCGCTTGGTCAACAAACAGCTTGCTTGCTGAAACACCAGTTAACGCAACAGGTTCTAACGTTGACAACTACGATCCAGTATTGATCTCTCTCGTACGTCGTTCCATGCCAAATCTTATGGCTTATGACGTTTGTGGTGTTCAGCCAATGACTGGTCCTTCTGGCCTCATCTTTGCGATGAAGTCACAGTATGCTAACACAACTCAGGTAAATGTCGACGAAGCTCTCTTCGATACAATCGATACAGACTTCTCTGGTGCAGCTGGTACAACACCTGCTGAGCCAGGTGGCGCAGCTACTGCAAACACAGGTACTGGTGTAACAACAACCAACATGGAAGCCAATACAGCTTATGCTCAAATGGGCTTCACAATCGAGAAAGTTACAGTAACAGCTAAGTCACGTGCTCTGAAAGCTGAGTACACCACTGAATTAGCACAAGACCTGAAAGCAATCCATGGTCTTGACGCTGAGACAGAGCTTGCGAACATCCTCTCCAGCGAGATCCTTGCTGAAATTAACCGTGAAGTAGTTCGCACGATCTATACAAACGCTGTTACAGGTGCAGCTTCTGGTGTTGCTTCGTCAGGTACTTTTGACCTTGACGTAGACGCAAATGGCCGTTGGTCAGTTGAGAAGTTCAAAGGTCTTATGTTCCAAGTAGAGCGTGAAGCTAATGCAATTGCAAAAGCAACACGTCGTGGTAAAGGTAACATCGTAATATGTTCTTCTGATGTAGCTTCTGCTCTTCAGATGGCTGGTGTCCTTGATTACGCTCCTGCTCTTAACAGCAACAACTTGAATGTAGACGACACAGGCAACACCTTCGCTGGTGTTCTTAACGGTCGCATCCGTGTTTACATCGATCCATATGCAGCAGGCAACTACATGGTAGTAGGTTATAAAGGTTCTAGCGCATTTGACGCTGGCCTCTTCTATTGCCCATATGTACCATTGCAAATGGTTCGTGCAGTTGGTGAAGATAGCTTCCAGCCTAAGATCGGCTTCAAGACACGCTACGGCATGGTCTCGAATCCTTTCGCTACATCTGGTGGTGCTCTTACAGCCAATGCAAACATCTACTATCGTAGAGTTCTTATTTCAAACATCATGTAATAAGAAGAGTAGGGT